GACGCTTTCACCAAAGAAAACCAGAGTATTGTGCTCGTCCATAGCCGATCCGATAACGTCATGCTGTGTAGCACATGGCATTGCGTCATGAGCATCACTAGTTGGTACAAACTTGTCAGCTAGGCTGGCATTGTCGTACGCGGCCGTAGCAAAGAAAGATGCTACTGACCAACTAGTCTGAACCTCATTAGGCTGCGCAAATTGCATGTCATCTCCACATTTCATGAAAATATTGACTTGCACTTTAGCTACTGAGGCGCTTGCAGCACCGTCAGTAGGCATAGGCGCAACAAGGTCATTGACGCAAGATACGGTAAATATACCCATGTGAACAGTATCATCGAAGAGTTCCTGAAGATAAACGGTGTCTTCAGTTACACTATTGGGCTGCATCATATTGCCTGCAGAAGGATTTTGCAAGCAACGCAACCATGGATATCGGCTATTATAATCGATTTTGAATTCAACGGAACAATCTTCAGAAAGATCCATAATCGTTGAATAACGGGCATTCACATCTACGGTGTCAACATCGTCTACAGTGAGTGGTCCGTTTTTCACGAAAGGATCAAATTGAAGTTTCAAACGACCAGAGTGGTAGGGAGAACACACTACCTCCACACGGTACGTAATTGAACCTTTCCAGAATTCGAACATGTTGGCAAGATGACCAGCAGGAGTATCAGTAATACACCTGGTATCTCCAACGATTGATTGGTGTTGCATATTTGGAGACACAAGACCAGCAAAAATAAGCTGGTTCGAATTGTGAAATTGTCCAAATGATTCACCCCATTCACAGCGGGCAATCCATTGTTCCCGGGTGACAATCGAGGAGATAGCCATCTCATCATTAGGGTGAACTCCGACAGTTGATGGATCTACAGTGATCTCTTGCTTCCCATCTAGAGCTAGTGAATAAGACGAATCTTCTCCGCAAGTGTTAGCCATACGGCCATGATTACGGTGGAGATAACGTTCTGGATTCTGAGTCATCAATGGAGTACTAAACCCAAATAATCGGGCTATGTTTCCAATGGCTCCAGCTCCTATCTCGGTAGCTCTCGCAAATCTGCCGATTACTGGTGCTGCGGATAATTTTCCAGCGGCACTCGCTACGGCTGACGACATGCTAGAGACCGGCCCATCATTGTACTCATCTGAAGTAGGAACGTAATAATCAGCTTCCAATATGGTAAAGTCATCATAAGGGAATGGTTTTGGTTCCTTCTTTCGCTCTACACAATCACATAAAGATGTGGTGCAGAGATTACCAGTGGGTACAAATTCAGTGGGGATGGTAAGTTTGAGGTTCTCTGCCCATCCATACACGGTATACCGCACAAAAGGAGGAGCAGACGGGTTAGCAATACGCAAAGGATTGAGATCGAGGATATAAATACAGCCTGGAGTTTCTTTCGCAGATGATCCGGTACCATTAAGTGCAAAGTAGTTGTTATGCCAAATAAAAGGCAATGTCATCTCAACAACTTGATTAGAAGAAGGATTCAAAAATGCGTGGGGGTAAGTAGAAAAATGACGGAATCGAGCTTCATGAGCCCCGTCACTTGTTCCGTTACCAGAATCTCCCCAGAGTTGCATCTGTTTCGCAACTTGGTTGCGCGACAAATCAACGCTAGCTACACCTTGATCTCCGTACGGTATGTATACGACCATAAGCCGGCCATACTGAAATGGGGTACCATTCAAAACGAAACGTAATTTCAGGTCCCAACTACCGTAAGCGAAGTTGGTAAGCTTAGCTTTAACTCTGGCGTCGTTTTGCCACATAACCCACGGGTCTAATTCTTGCATGTATGTGGAAGAGACAAACTCTGTTCTCCACTGTCCTTCAAAAATTTTCACGGGGCGCGACAAAAACTGACCAAGCGGTACATTATCCGAGTAGCCATCCGAAAAGGTTGAATCGCGGGGTGCTGCGATATTGACTGTATAAGTCGACGGAGTTTCCTTAAACGTCGTGGTCTGTTCTTGAACCAGAATAGGATCAGATTCAGAAACGTCAAAGTTATCAGCGTTAACAACATCATTAACCATTTTATCGGAGGAGGTGCCTGTAGAGCCGGCAGGCTGTTCATTATTATTATTTGTAGGAAGGTGTTAAAAACTATCTAGCGGGTGACCTCACACCAGTGCTAGAAGTACATACCGAATCCCGAACCTATCGGGCTCTCTCGAGCCTTCATGCAGGCGTTCATGGGATCACTTCGGTTAAATAACCGATCCTACAGTCACTACGAAGCTTTTACAACATGTCCCGTGCGGTATGTTTGTAGGGAAATGGTAATGATCTATCGTAGCCGCTGGTTGGCGCGTCCGTAGACTTACATCACAGCTTAGTAAAGGGTGAAGTCCAAATGCGAGTAATCTTCCTCGACATAGGGTACCCAGGGTGTAATTCCTTGGTCAGCTTGTCGTTGGAGATAATACTCATAAGAGTGATACTCGAAATTTGGACGGAGTTGCATCATTGTTTTGACACGAGCTTCGAACTCTTCGCGGCCGTACTGAGAAAGTTCAGCCATAGCGGACGCGAAGCAGGCTATTTCATGCTCTTCCATCGTGATTGACGGAGAGTCCATGCCAATAGTAAGCATCTTCATTACTGAAGGCTTCTCAATGGGGCACAACCAGATCTGGAACTCGTCGTCCCAGACCCATGTGCGCTTCCCAATGGTAGCAAACTCAATGGGCATAGAGCCATATCTGTTCTCGCTTTTGTCTGCAGGCGTATATTTCATTCCAATACTATTGAAGTACTTTTGGATAGTACGGAAATTGAAGAAAACAATTGAGTAATCTGATACCGTATACGTGTTATCGTCCCCAAGGGAAAGGAAAACCACGTTGTCTCGAAAAGATTGCTTCATGACTTGAATGTCAACGGAGCAGACAGTATTGGTATAACAATGATAGTAGGCCATGCGAATGAGCAATGAATTGATAATGTCGTTGAACAAAAATGTAACAAGGACACCAGAGCTGAGAGACCCAGCAATCTGCATCATGCATCGCTCGAAAAGCACGAGGGGGTTGGCTATTTCAGTAGCAATGACAGTGAGAATGCGCTTCCACTCTTCAAGAGTCTCATCAGAGACATTCTTAGCGAAATGCTTTTTCACGCGCCATACGACAGTCATAGCGGCCATCAACAAAAGAATGAGGAGGCGCTTGTCGTACTTGCTAAAATCACCATTGATGACATTCAAAAACTTCGACAGCTTTTTGCGGATGCGACCCCAATCACTAGAAAAGGGGTTGACACCACCAGCAGTCTCGGTTTTAAGAAAGTTCTTGGTGTAAATTGCCATGAATGATCCCAAATACTTCTTACACAAAAGATAGAAGTTCATGGGACCGAGGGTGAAGATTCGGATTTTCCGTTCATCGACTTTGGCTTGAGCTCTGGGCTCATCTTTCGGGCATGTCTTAAAGACTACACCGATTCGTTTGCCATCGCGCGCCCGCTGTTCCATGCGCTCGAACTGTTCCTGAGATTCAGGAGTGAGCTTCATGTAATGGGGATATGCAGCGTCTTCGTCGGGAACGAGGTGCTCGTACTTCTTACCTTTCATACCAAAACCAGCTGATGTATTTTTCGGCATAGCTTTGGCTTCTGTATTAGGCTGACCATTGATACAAGTTTCAAGGTCCCAAACAGAGTCATGGTCGAAGTCTTCAATGGAGCACAGCTTTTCGACAAAATCATCCACCGCCATGTTTAAGTGGTCGATGTTGATGTTTGTCATCTGGCTTGCCATATCATTAAGAGCATTTCGTTCTGGGGATACCCAACGTCCATCGTCCATTCGCTTCCCGTTAAAAACAGGAGGAACTAGATCGTGCTGGTATTCCGAAGGAAACTCGCTTTTGAACTGTTCGGCAAGGGGATACGAAATGACCTTCGACTTCGGTTTGCGGCTGACTGGTAAGTCAACGCTTCCTTCGCATCGCATTGAACCACGCTCTTGAGGCTGAAGCCACCAAGCATGGTCTCGCGAAGTCAAAGGACCGACTTTGTCGAGGTAAGGTTCGAACTGAATACTCTCTTCATAACCAATTGAACTGGTAGGAGAGAGAACTCCGTGCATTCGGTCAATAACGTCTATTCCTTTCTGGATGTCATCTGATGAGACAGTGTGGTAGCACACAATGTTGTTGGAAAAATTTGTGGCTACAGCAATACCATTGATATGGTCTTTGCCGTTCACATGAGACACCAGAGGAGAGCCGCAATGTCCGTTGTGCGGGTCATCGAACTTTCCTTGAAAACAGGGAATCTTGTAATTGTCTCCATGGACAGGGTCCGTGTACGTAACCTCGCCGTAAATACCGGCGTAGTCAACTTTGCGGAAGCTGTATGGAGTTTGGCGTTGTCTGTAAATGTTGTAACCTTTGATCGTCCGTGCTGAACCCAAATACTGGGCTTTGACGGGAAAGTGGTCGACAACATCTACAAAACAGTTGGAATCTACCAATTTGATGATGCCGAGATCTGGGCCGATTTGCTTGCAAAGGCGAGCATTGCCTTGCATACAGTGATTCTTGTTCACCGCGACCGTGTCGTCGTCACCATCAATACGGAGTATTTGACAAGACGCTCTTCCAGAAGAAAAATGCTGGAGAGCGTGCCAAACTCCAATGGCGTATTGTCCCTTCACACCGAAAAGATGAGTACGGACGATTTTGTTGGAGTCGTTGAATACAAGCTCGACAACTATCAAGTTGCGTCGAATTCGTCTTTCAGTGACTGCGGCCGGCGATTGAGATTTCAAGCCGGGGTGTAAAAATCCGTCGTCACGATCCCACGGGTTTCCGGTCAGCTGACTGGAAGGCTTAGAGCCAGCTAAATCCACATCGGCGGTTCCAACGAAGTCGGAATCATCGATGCCTGTGGGAAATCGGTAATTTTGATATCCGAAATAAATGTCTGAATTGCATTCACGAATTTTTTCAGATTTCTTTTGTTGGTGCTTATCATAGATCTTCTTAGCTGTAAGCGCTACTGCAACACCGGTGAAGATACCGACGGCTGCGTAAAGACCCTGAGATCTAACGCGCACGAGCTCCTCTTTGTATTTGCAGTAACGGGTGAGGACACTATCAATGCGATCAACACAATTCTTAGCTGTGTAAACATCAGCCATGATTGATTGTCGCAAAGCGTTGTAATGGTCCATTTTCAATTTAACCCAGAAGAAAAATGTGAAAGGCCAAAGACAAAATGTAAGCACTGTGTACCAGAAAATTCTAATGGTGTCAACAAAGTGATAACCAAGCATATTCTCGGCAACGGGAGGAGGATTAACAAGCTCTCCAACAGGCAAAGCGGTAGGCGTCCACTGATTGCACGTATGACACTCGGTAATATCAAAGAAACCATGATGGCACTCTTCTCTTTCCATGCTGTCAACGTACTCAATAGTAGAAGTCATATTGCTTGACTTATTCTTGTGCTCGTATGCCTTTTTAGCAACGTAGTCTTGCGCTTGGCGAAAACTCATCCACTTATCGCCGTCGATGTTTGTAAAGCCCTTGTTGCCTTCGCAGGGTACTAGAGCTTGATACTCAACAGCATCAGTGGGGTCATCATTCTCGGCCAATTTGTCAAGGTTAATACCTGGTTGGGTAAAGACAGACCCGTCGTCGCGTTTGGTAACTTTCGAATATCCTTCTTTAACCCTGATCTTGAAAACAACATGCATTCGACGCGTAAAAGCGTTGATTGCATCTGAATTAAGGTAAGGGCTAATACCAAATTTTTCGATGTTTGAGATACACACGTTGATGTGAGGGCGGTAAAGATCTTTCCCTTTATCCTGAATACTGGCGCGGTTGATGTACCAGTTACCCTCTCCGAGAATGTTGGTCAAATTTGTCATGACCTGGTTATCCCTGTCTTTGTCAGGGTCAGCAGCGCCCATTTCATCAATAACACACGCCCAATGAAGGGCAGTAATGTATGCTGAAAAGAACTTGTCTGCCTGGTTAATCACGCAAGTGCCTTTCTTGCACTCTTCAAGCGTGGTTCCTGCAGTGATCAGATCAAGAACACGAGCAGATTTACGAATGAATGCGTCGGCAATGTACTTAGTTTTACCAGTACCAGGAGGACTCAAAAGACCAATGTTGAATGGCATAGGTCGATCTCCATATTGAGCGCACCGTGATGCGGTCATCATTTCTTCAACCTTGTGAATCAATCCGGAAACAAGACCTTTAAGGGTCATGTCGTAGTTCTTCAATGTGAGAATTTTCTTTTCGCAGAGGACGAGATTTTCTTTCCAAAGAAGTTCAGATACATATCCCTCAGGAATGTCTTCGGTTGTCGGAGATCGGAGGTGCTCATGATGTACTAGCCAGCGAGCACAAGTCATCCAATCGTAGACGTCGTTGCAATGAAACTTGTCGCCAGATGTGGTTCCAATAACGCCTCGAATAATCAAGACTGATGCTTTAAGCAAATCGGATACCATGGGGATAAAATCCTGGCGACCTTTCCAGTACGAAATTTCCTTTGCTTTAGCGGCGCCAAGGAACAAAGCCTGAGTAGTTAAGGCATCACCAACTATGCCTTTTGCGATGACGCAAGCAAAGATTCTGTTAAGACCAATCATAGCCTGTGATCCGTAGAAGCTGTCAATATTGCCAGCTAAATTGGAGGCCAAATGGTCCAGCTTCGATGCAAGGTCAATGCCGGAAGAACGCCAAACGGAAGATTTCTCAGCGGCCTGGGAAGACCACTTATCGAAATCAAAAGAACCGGAGGTTGGTGTGAAAATGTCTGCTTCTTTATCAAGAGCGTCAGTCGAACAAAAAGTATCGATGAGGCCAACAAGATATTCGTTGGAGGCAAGAAAAGCAGTTCGCTGAATCATGTTGATAATAGCGATAACCTTCAGTTTAATGTTATCACCTGCTTCATAAAATATACTGCAGGTAATTACTAGCGTTGAAAGAAATCCGAGAGCGCGACCCCCAACAGTAATGCCAGACGCAGCTGCTATAGCTTGCATCTGTGACAAGAGATTGTCGGGATCAGGGGCCTTGAAGAGAGCTTCTCGGAGAAGGGGGACGGAAGTGGCAACAAAGTTAGCCTTTTCGTCAGTTTTTCCTTTCGGAATAAAAACACTTTTATTAGGAATTATCATCGAAGGGATGTCCATCTGGGGGATTAGCCCAGAGCAGCCCATAAAAACCGGCATGGCGACCGGAATACCATTGGCTGTCCATAATGTCTAGAAGTCGAAGCTCCGCTAGACGGACAGTGCATACAGAATCCTGTAAACTCAAATCGGCGGTTTGAGTCCAGTAAAATTCAACTGTACTTTTAAGTCATATCATATCTTACTCTGTACTATAAATATCTACACACCTTAAGCTTTAAATTCACAAAAGGAAGTGCGTTTGTGCAGATAAGTATAGCATTTCGAGTTTCAAGTCAATGAAGTGCACAATAGGTGAAATTATTTAAATTCTTATCACCAAAGACTGGCAAAAGCCGGGTGATTGTTATTCTACAATGCCGTTACAATCAAAATATCAGCACCTCTAGTTTAAATTCTTGAGGAAAGAGGGGTGCTAAAATAATTACTAATTAGATTAAAATATTAGTTACCGCAACATGTAATGTTAAATATGCAGCTGTTCAAGACAACTACATAATAAATATGAATGCGTGGAAGTTACAAGACCTCCAATAATCGTCTTAAACAAAAATTTTAGCAAGGGGAGAGTGACTAAGTCTCCGGATGGTAGATTCATAAATGAACCTACACTACAAAATATCACTACGCGAAGTTGATAGAAGTCGAATAAAGTGGTTATGATTAATCCACTATAATCGAAAATCAAAGATCGAAAAAGTTACCGTAAGTCGTACGGTGCGTTCTGTGAGAGCCTATAAAG